TGACAATTCTTAGTATACCCCCTAAGAATTTTAGTATAGTAGATCTTTTGATCGATCAACTTTCTTTGCTGTTAAATTGCAAAGGAACATATTGTCATAGATTTCGTCATCATAATGCTTGAGACCCTTATTGTTAATCTGGGCCCTATATGGTTTACATAATGATGGTGGAAAATTGAGTCTGTTAGTGAGGAACCAATTTTCGATCTCATACTGTTGGGTATGAGATATGTTGTAACAAAGAGCTATCTCAGCCCTGATAAGGTCTTTGTCAATGAGATTAGAGTTAGTGCTCAGTTTGAATGCTTCATATGCACCGTAATGACTTTCTAACATTTCTGTTTTCACGTAGGTGTTACCACATGTCTTCAGAAATTGACTAAAAGAATCAAATACTGGAAATCCGTTGTAAAGGACTGAGTACATATAACCTAAGCTAGAATAGTAATCTTGTAGTGATTCATAAAATTTACTGTTTATAAGAAATTTTGTTTGTGTTAAAATCTTATTTAGATCCTGGGTTTGATAGTAAACTCCAGGTCTGATTTGTAAAAATTTAGAGCTACAAAAATTGACATCATGATAATCTTGACGCAATTCTAGTTTGGCCTCGAAGCCAAAGTGAGCAAAGGTGTTTATAAAATTCTCGACACCTCGGGGAGATTTCAAAACTCCATCATCTCCGTCTACAATAAATTTCCCTTTCCAGGGAAAATTGTTGCTTATTTCAAAGTATCGGCAGGCTACCCAATTGAGAATCGAATTGAATAATCCGGTGTCCATATCACCAGAACCGCGACAACCTTGAAATACGAATTTGATGCCGTTTGAGGTTACCCCCTTCTTCATAAGTTTAGACTCATATAAATTCATTATGAAGGCATCACCAGGATATAATGTTTTGAGAATTCTTTTCTCTATCAGATCTAGGAGAGTGATACGTTGAGATGACTCATATTTACTATAGTCATTTTCTAGGTACCATTCTCCGGTGAGAGAATCGAATAATTCACCACGTTCAAGAAAATTCCTTCCCTTAGTGAATTGTGGTAGTTTTGACATTGCAGTTTCGATAGGCACTGTATATGTTCCATACGCGATGTTAAATGTAGGATTTCTACCCATTATAGCCCTAGGTGGCTTAAGCTCAGGATATTTCTCGTTTTTAATGAACATTTTAATATCGTTATTTCTATTGATATCAAATCCATTTTCGATTATATCTTGAGCGGCTGTCCTATATCTTACTCCCAACTTTCCAGTCTTGGTATGTAAAAATTGAGAAGGCGTCATCCTACCAGTGAAATGTGGTAGTATCAGATCAATAAATTCGTCAGTGAGACGTTTTATTAACTTTTGGTTTGCTTTCAACACTGGGGTAGATTTGAGATATCTATTATGTAATGCGACTACGTCATTGTGGTGACATGGCCTCATTACAAAAATTTCCTCATTATTGAAAGGAGTTTCAAAAGTTTTAAGATAACGCGTATCTTTACATTTACTCAATACTTTGTGGTTGAGCATTGATATAGGTGAGATTCGAGCCTGCTTCCATTCTGCAGGCTCCATCAGATCTGTGCCATAGGCACAAATCGTTACTCTATTAAAGACCAGAGTAACGCTTGCTGGTTCCAACAAACTAGCAAGACGACCAACAGCCACACTGATGGCTGAAGGAGCAGATATTTTGCGGTTCTTACTGCCCAGATACACACGTGAAAAGGAGTAACGATCAATGTGAATAGTAGTAAGACGAACCAATTTCCTAACCAGGCTCTCGGAAAATATCGGGCTCGTGTAGGTGACGTTTCAGCTGATAGTAAGGCATTTTCAACTTGATCGGTTGAACGCTGAATTGTAACCTGAATGCAATTTACCTGCAATGGTGTGAGATTCTCGGGCTTAATTTTCTTAAGCTCTAAAAATTTGTGAGCTAACTTCTGAGAATGGATGTAGCGCTCACGCCTGGATGCATAACTATAACTTTGATAAAGGCGGATATAGTTATACATGGGTTCAATTATAAACTCATCGCTAATCTGAGAGTTGTTTAATTCGTCAAAGATGCTATCGTTGTTAATAGTCCTAGCATCGAACCGTGCGATGTTTTCACCAGCGAATATCTTTATTGGACTCAGAAAATGCATTGTCCTAGAACCTGAGATGGTGGGATGCATTGGAGTCGGAAAGACATCGGGTGTGTCGCATTTGACAGATTTGACCGTATCGCCAATGTGGCATGCACAGATGGTCAATTCTGTGTTGCCGCAAGTCTTACAAGAATAGAACTCTGTATCATCAATGTTCTTTGCTTGAGATGTTATCCAAGCATTTATTCTCTCAAGAGCTGCATGAGATGTTGGTGGTGATGAGATGACTTTGATATACTTGGCTGTTGTTTTGCCACGTGAATCAAAGTGTTTACCAACATGTTTTGCTGCATTTACAGCTTTAAATGGTTTACCATTATCTTTTGCAGATTTTGAAGAGGCCTCTGCAACTCTATTACTTTGCCATGAATCAACTGGTGCAACACCAACTATGAGTTGTTGATTCTGTTTCTGTTTTCTGACAGGACCAGTACCTGGATTCCTTATATTGTTTTGAGACATTATTAGAAATTATGAAACATATGACATCATGAAAGACCGAACGATCATGAAGACAAATCATACACACACGTGGCAAGCCATTTAAGGCCAGACCAAAAGGTTTTCTTTACGTGTAACACACCAAATGTGTGCATGACTTGCAATATGCGCTAGTATCATATAACAATACTAGTCTTTTGCCATCAACAAAGCAGCTAGTGCTCTGAAGCCATATCAATCAGTATTGGTATGGGTACACTGTAT